AGAAATTTTTTGCTGCTTCCCACTTTGCCTGGTTCTTGGCGTATTCGTAGACCTCGGCAACGTATTGCTTAGTCCGTTTTTTCTGTTTTCTCGGTTCTCTTACTTGCTTCGCCGGTTTGATCTCAATCAGACTTTCCTTCACCTGCCCGTTTGACGTGACATATTTGATATAGAAGTCAGGAAAGTATCGGTGATACTTATTATCTATGGGAGACTTGTATGGAATTACAATCTCTTCAGATGACCATTTGAGCACTCTTTGATTAGTATCACAATATCGCATAAACTTCAACTCCCACAGCGAGCGATAAATGATGTTTGTGGGATCACCTTTGTACTTTTTGGGGTGAGACGGTCTAAACTTCCCCTTATACGACATACATAGTATATTAAATCATCCTCTATTTAGATGGCATCTACGGATAAATTTAAACAGGCAAGATTTTATCTGAAGACCGATGAGTTGTTGTCGCTAGAAGGATTCTCAAATACGGTTCCAGCATTTAATAACTTATACGATGTTTATATTGATATAAACGGTAAAACTCCCGGATTGTCTGATTTCATTAAAAAGAATGGATTGGTTGCCCCGGAGACTGAAGATCCCGGTGTTGGTAATTACCTAGCATTGTTTTGCTCTGAGGCAGTTCTACCAGGATCTCAACTCGCAACACAATCTATTGATGGTTTGAGACAAGGTGTAACACAACACTTTGCCACATATAGACGATATCCAGATATTAATCTAACCTTTTACTCACAAAAAGACTATTATACTAACGAAGTCTTTAATGCTTGGATGGAATTTATTTCCCCAACATTCAATAATAATTTTAATAGAGCAGATACTTTCACTCATGAGAATCCAACCTATAAACGGTTGAGATACCCCAACACTTACAAGTGTGATATTGACATTACAGCGTTTAGTAGTGATCTCTTAAGTCCTAGTGACAGACTTAGAAAGACCAATACCACAGAAAATAGAGAACCACAATTTATTGAGTATAAACTGAAGAACGCATTCCCTACAAATATTGTTGCTGCTCCACTACAGTATGGACCTGCTAACTTGATTAAGACTACGATCACCTTTAAGTATGACTACTTCTTCATTGACCGTGGTTCTCGTAAAACTGATGCTCAGGAGAAACTAACTCGTAAGTTCCGCAACCTCCAAGTAATACCTTTCCAGGGGTAATAAATATAGTCACTGAACTGAATATCAATGCCATTACCGAAGGTCTCAACGCCTACGTTTGAACTAAATCTAATTTCTACAGGAAAAGCAGTTAAGTATCGTCCATTCCTCGTAAAAGAGGAGAAGGCACTGCTAATTGCTCTTGAGAGTGGTGATGAAAAAACCATTCAGAATACTCTAAAGGATGTTCTGAAGGCATGTATCACATCTCGTGGTGTAAAGGTTGACGAACTTCCCAGTTTTGACCTTGAGTACCTATTCCTCAACATTCGTGCCAAATCTGTTGGTGAGACTGTTGAACTTCTAGTTACTTGTACTGATGATGGGGAAACTCAGGTTCCACTAAAAATCCATACATCTGAAATTGTATTGGATGTTCCTGACGAACATAATGAGTCTATTGATCTTGGTGAAGGTCTCAAAATGACTTTGAAGTATCCTTCACTAAAACAGTTTGTAGAAAACAATTTCCTTGTTTCGGAATCTGTTGATAATGATGCTATCGCTAAAGCATTTGCTGCTGTAGTCGATTGTGTTGACACCATTTATAACGAAGAAGAGGCATGGTCCGCTTCTGATTGTACTAAAAAGGAACTTACATCATTTGTAGAAGGTATGACATCAACTCAGTTCGCTGAGATTGAAAGATTTTTCTCCACAATGCCAAGATTGACATATCGTGGGTCTGTCGTCAATCCTAATACTAAGGTCGAAAGTGAAATTTTGATTGAGGGTCTATCAAATTTTTTCGCATAATGATGTATCATACGACGATCTCTGCCTTTATGGAAGAGAATTTTTCGTTGATACAATACCACAACTGGAGTCTTTCAGACATTGAGTCATTGATTCCGTGGGAACGTGAGACCTACATTAGTATGCTTAAGAACTATCTCGACAAACAGAGATTAGAGTACCAGCAAGCAAGTAATGCTAACTGACGATCAAAAACTTATAAAAGACGCTCTTAAAGTTCAGGGTCAAACCCCCATGGTTGGGGGCAAAAGAACTCCTAGAAGTGGTAGACCGGTTCAGGTTGCTCCACTTGTTAGGAGAATGTCTGCTGCTTATGATAGACTAGAAGCGGCAAAGAAAGAAGAAGCGGATAAGTTATCGCCAAAAACGGCGATGGCGTTGGGTAAGTTAGTTCTAGAGTTCGAGCAAGTAAATGCGAACCTTGGGCAACTAAGACAACAACTAGGACAACAGTCCAGAGCACAAAAGCAGATTAGTGCTGAAGAAAAGAAACTCTTAGAGAAGGAAGAGGACAATCTAGTAAGTGTACGTGGTGCGTTCCTTGACATCCGTGCTAAACTGGGTCTCTTCGCTGGAGCACTAGCAATCAAATCAGCACTCGAAGGTCGTCCTGGTGACGCCGCAGTAAATGCTGGTGCCGCTATAACAGCGTTTTTGCCTGAAATCATAAACATTGTTACTGGAGCAGTTATGGGTAAGGTTTTATTGGGTGGAGGTAAACCTGGGGGAGCACCCCGTATGCCTCGTGGAGGTGGAAAACTTGGACTAGGGTTGGGTCTGCTAGCACTCCTAGGTATGGGTGGAATGGCAGCAGGTGGCATCAATCCTGATCAGAGAAGAGCAGAACTGATCCGTCAGCAAAAAGAAAACGTAATTACACCAGAGGATACCAAAAGATTCGGTTCCTTGTCGGATCGTTTTGATAAGATTCTCTCTGGTATGTTTGGGGTTCAGGCGAAAGCAAGTCAACCCATGAAGAAACCTAAGGGTGAAGATACAGTCGTTGAGGGTGATGATGATGACAAACCAAGAACTCTTCCTGCTGGATCCTTTGTACCACAAGGATATAAAGGAACAGAAGCAGAAAGAGCAATGCTCCAGACTATCGGTCAACTAGAAGGTGCTGATTATAATACCGTCTATGGTGGTGCGAAAGTTCCACAACTTACCCAGATGACACTTGGCGAGTTGTATAGTGCCATCAAACTTGGTGGAGATGATGCTATCCCAGAAAGACTAGGTGGTGGCACAATCCCATTTAAGAAAGATAAGTATAATTCTTCTGCTTCTGGTTTCCTACAAATCATGCCAGAAACCCTAAAGGGTTTGATTGACAGAGGTAACTTTAAAGAGACTGATATCTTTTCACCAGAACTACAAAATCGTATGGCGATTACGCTAGCACGACAAGGTGGTATCGATCCTAATGATGGATTGGATATGGGTGAACTTCGCAAACTCAATAATCTTTGGGCGAGTTTTGGTCCTAAGTATGGACAAACGGGAAGAACTCTAGAGCAGTCAGGTGACATCTTTAAGGAGAATCTCGAAAGGATCAGGAATGAAAGTAAGGGTGATGAAGTAAGTCTTCTACCTGTTCCGATTTCTAGTTCTAGAGCACAGCAACCTATTGCTTCTGCTGATGGACCTGCTTCGAGCACTCCTAACATTGATCCCAACTTTGATGATGTAACTCGCATGATTCAGGCACTAAGTTACTCAACTGAGGCGGTAGGTTAATGAAACCCATTGACAAACTTTTAGGTTCAGCACTAAAACTAAAAAGAACTTCTCTGGCACTAACCAATAGTTTCAGCAGGAGTTCTATTGTCAATAACCGTGATCAAAGAAAAATTCTTGAGCAAAGGAAGAAGAATCAAGAAGAACGACTAAAAACATTTCGATCTGCTATAGATGCTGTAAAGCAGAAAGAACAAGACTCTGCTAATAAAACTAACGCACTACTGGGTGGTCTTGGACTATCCGCATTAGCAGGTGGTGCCCTTCGTAGGATGCGTGGTGCCAAACCTATGGTGCCTGGTGGTAAACCTAGATCTGGTAGAGTCCCTACAGGCGGTCTACGTCGTCCCGGTGTCCTACCTAAGGGCAGATTGCCCAGGGTTGCTGGTCCACTCAACGTCGCGTTTGCTGGCGTTGATTTTGCCATGCGTAAGGGATCTGGTCAGACCAATCTCCAGGCGGGCGTAGGAGCGGGAGCAGGACTGCTGGGTGGTCTTGGTGGTATGAAGGCAGGAGCGATGGCAGGAGGCGCTATAGGGAGTCTCTTCGGGGGTGTTGGTGCTATTCCTGGTGCTGCGATCGGAGGACTTCTAGGTGGTCTTCTAGGTGGCAATATGGCATCGGGACTTGCTGATAGTATTACTGGCGCTGATGCTAGAAGAAAGGAAGAAACTAGAAGATCTCAGTTGATGTTGGCTAAGACGCCATTTGGAACTGGATTGGATAGTTTTGAGAGAGCACTCGGTAAGTTAGAAGATCTAAACACCTTGTGTTATGTTGAACCAGAACCTGTAGAACCGGTAGAACCAAAGGGTGAAGATACTGGTGGATTCTTTGGGACACAAGGTCCAAAACCAGAACCAGGTAAACCACCAGCAGATACTCCCGAAGCAACAGCAGCGGCGTTAGACGGTGTTGCGAGTTTCACTGGTAGAGTGATTCCAAAAGAACTTTATGGTATTCTACTAGAACTACAAAACGAATATCTAGAAACTGGAAAGACAGCATCCAGGATGACAGATTTTGGATTCCTAAAGGTTGGTGCTACTGCTCCTAACCGCGCAGGATTCCTAGGTGGACCTGATATGTCTCCTAGAATCTCGTTTAATCCTAAGTTGACACCAGAGTCAAACGAACGAGCAGTAGCTCAGATGGAGGCAGCGGGTACATTCTTCAATCTGCCTTCTATCATCGCACCATTCGCAGGCATCCTGGGAATGAGGGGTGCTTTTGGTCAGAGAAAACCTAGTATACCAAAGGTAAAGGTACCAACACAACCAGTAAAAACTCAATCACCAAAAGAAACATCTACTGCTATTGTTTCATCTGAACAACAGCAGAGAACTATGCTGGAGATGATTTTTAAGAATCAATCATCAACTCCAGCATCAGTAAGCACTGTTAAGAAAACTAAGAAGTTACAACCTAGGAGAGAACTAGAAACTCAGCAAAGAGATATTATCGAACAAGGACCTGGTGTAAGACAAGAGTTTAGGACTCCTGCTGGTAAGAGAACCAGTGAGGGTAATCCTATGACTGAGCAGGAATATATGATGAAGCGACTACAAAGGGAATATCCAGGAGGTATTCCACAAGATGCTCTCCAGCAACTGAATCCTGCTAAGAAACCTAGTCTACAAGATAGGATTAACGAGCAAATTCTTCGTGAACAACAGCAACTCCAGAATATGAAACTGGGTGGTGGTGAACAAGTTTCTATGATTCTTCCTATTGAGGAAGAGAATCAAGCACCAATGATGATGCCAGGTGCTCCTGGTGGTGGGGTCAGAGTTATACCTGGTCCAAGTGACGCTAAAGTTGCTAGATACATTATAGATGCCCTCTCCCAAACAACAGCTTAATGGCACTCTTTGCGTCCGGTCATAAAATCAAAGAGTTACTGGTTGTTCCCCAGGAGGGAGAACCTATCGATGTCCGCTTACAAAGTGGTCTGATTTCTTATTATGAGGATGTTTCTGACTCTTCCTTCCACTGGGAGATCGATCTAGCAGATACTGATGGTAGATTATCGTTCATCCGTAGTGGTATGAGCGTATTCATAACACTAGAGCATCCAAGTCTACCAAAGGGTGAAGTTATCAGGTTTGATGAGAAATATCCTCTAGTCATCACCAATATCAAGAATGTTCTTAGCACTGCTAAAAAGGAAGCGTTCACAATTCAGTGCGAATCTAAACCAGCACTAGATAACCAGGTTACCCGTGTATACCACAAATACAAGGGACAGATTCATAGTAGCATTAAGAAGATCCTAACAGAAACACTAGAGATCCCACAAGATCGTCTAGAAATTGAGGAGACTTCTAATGCTTATAATTTTATGGGCAACTATAAGCGTCCATTCCATGCTATTGGATCTCTATGTCCAAAGAGTATTCCCATTGTAAGTAACAGTAAGACTGCTGGATCTGCTGGATATTTCTTCCATGAGACCCTGAATAAGTTTAGGTTTGCTAGTATTGACAACGCATTTAATAATCCTTCTGGGTTTGAGTACAGGTATGAAGAAGGTGCTGAAGGATATACTGAGGCAAGCAACTTTAGGATCGTGAATGAACCACAGTGGATGGTAGATCATGATATACTGAGTAAACTTAGAAGAGGTCAATATAGATCTACAAACTGGTACTTCAATATTGTTGACAAGAAACCAGAGTTCCTTGACTATACGTTTAAGGACAGCATCAACAAACAGATGAAGTTGTCTAACGAGGTGGAAAACATTCCATTTGAGATTGATGAGAGACCTAGTAGGATTATGTTATCAACTCTTGACTTTGGCACCCTATCTAGCGCCGGAAACCTTGACACACCTCAAAACCAGGCTTATTATCAAGCACAGGGATCTGCCAGATATGCGGCATTGTTTTCCCAATCTCTGAACATCACAGTACCGATGAACACTAGGTTACACGTTGGACTTGTAATCAAGTGTACTTTTCCCAAAATAAATATGAGTAAAACTGATCATGGAACTGCCCCGCAGTCTGGTTTTTACATGATTAGAAAATTGTCTCATAAGTTTTCTACGGGGGGAGATTTCACCGGTCTAACACTTGTACGAGATTCCTATTCTAGACTAACATGAAAGACATCGAGACTCACATTGCTAAGGACAAAGAGATCCTGGC